ATCCACGAATTTATTGAGGTGTAATTATGAAAATTGTATCAACAAAACAATTTTGGTGGAGGTTTAATTACCTCAAACGAAACGGTGGCGAGATAACTGTTACCGATAGAACACCAGAAATGGATGTAAAAGAGTTCAACAGAATAGAGTTGCTAGTAAACAGTCGTGTTCGCTGGGAACTTGGTTCAGAAAATTTTATGAAGTGGGATTCTTGTGGATACAAAGACATTCCTACTTTGGCTAGAGCATACGGAATAAAATAAATAAAAGTGAAGAAAAGACTTGACAAAAGGTTGCTGACCCTGTATAATAATAGATGAGGGTAGGGGATTGACCCTTTCCAGTTTTAACCTAAAAGAGATTGATTATGAAAAATGAATTGAATAAGTTATTAAAAGTCATGAACGTTGATTACAGGAAAATTGCAGCAAAGGTTTGGAGTGAAGAATTGAGGAAGGAGTTATGTAACAGATATGAAGCTGGGTTGTCTGTTATAGAGAGTAAGAAGTATTACATATTAGTTTGTGAGAAAGGTACATTAGGTTTTGTAGTGAAGTTGGCCAATGACAAGAAGTTTAAACGTGGTGACATGTTGAAATCTGCAAATTGGTATACTCCTGCTAGGAACTATTCTTTTGGAAACATCTTTGAGGCAGATTCACGAGAAAGCGTGGGTTGGCAGGGAATAGGCAAACCATACAATCCGATTCCCGTGTATTAGAAAATAATGCAAAATAATTGCATAAAAGACTTGACAGAAGAAAGTCAACTCTGTATAATAGTATGTGAAGAGTGAGAGAAGGAAAGTGAATAAACATTTGAGAGATTTGACATGAAAGTGAAAATACATTCCAAGCACGTAGACTTCAAACTCAAAGCTGCTATACATTCAATGTGTGGATACGCGATATCAAGTTTGGGGATTTCCGATAGAATATCAAAAAGTCTGAATCTGACAATCCACATGAGACACCACGATAACGAAGGTGAAGCTAGAGTGTCCAGAAATGCTGACAGATACCGACCTAGAGATTTCAAAATTATCTTAGACCATCATCGAATGGAGAAGGATGATTATGGTAGGTCACTTGAAGATACTGAATGGGGTCATAGAGTTCTTAAAACCTTGGCTCATGAGTTGGTTCATGTTAAACAATACATCAAAGGGGAGTTGTCATGGAGAGATGCTGGTCTTTTGTGGAAAGGTGTTAATCACAATCCTAAAAATCTTCTGGAATATTATGACCTTCCTTATGAGATTGAAGCACACGGTCGTGAATATGGTCTTTTGGTTGGATTTCTATTAGTTTGGACAGAAATCGAAAAGAAATTTGAAAAAGAATTAAATGATTTGGTATAAACTAATGAATAGTGAGAAAAAGTTATGAAAATAAAATCAACATACAGAGGGTAATGAGAACACGAGCATGGCGTAGACATCAAGAGAAAAAAAAGAAAAGTAAAATGCAAAAAAAATTTGATTTTGAAAATTGGGCACCGATGAATGATGATGAGTTTAAAAGATTGATTGGAATACAGGCACACAGTCCAAAAATGTGTAGTTGTTGGATGTGTGGTAATCCTCGTAAATATTTTAATGAAATGACAATTCAAGAAAAGAGAAATTGTTGAAACAATACTTTGAAGATAATCCCTTACGAGATATAAAAATGGCTAGAAAAAAGATAGTAGTAAATCGCAAAAAACTAAAACCCATCAAGAAGACACGAAAACTTACTGCAGAGACGGAAGAAGATATGAGAGCTCGTCTTGCTAAAATGAGAGCTAAAAAGAAACCAGCAGAGTATAAGAATATAGCAAAGGCTGTGTTGAATCTTCCCGATGATGACAAATATTCTTTTAAGAATGTCAAACATTGGATTGCCCACTCAAAAGATTTGATTTTAGAATATAACAAAATTGCTCGGAGTCGGGGAAGGGGTACACAAGAAAAACAGAAGGCAAGTAATGCGGCTGACCATAAGAAAGCATATATTAGGGATCTTGAATATTACTTAAAAACTGGGGATTTCATCAGTTTCTTCTCAGGGGAAGATGAAAATCAAAAGGTTATATCACGATGTGTTAGTATGGCTTATTATGCTGACGGCACGCCTAAGAGGTCGTGTGGCGTGTTCTACGAAGACATTAACGTTGTCTGGACAAGAGATATGGATGAATTAGATTATAGAAGTACAGACGGAACTGTGGGATATGGTAATGCTCCAAGAAAGCGGTATCAATCGAAACTTAAAGCCCTTACTGATAAGCAGTTCAACTCAAATCTCTAAAGCTTACGCTCAGATTATCTCTTGACAAATAAATATTTCCATGATATAATAATACTAACAGATTAATGTGATTGGTGGGAAATCATAGGCATACGCTTCTCTCCACATTCTAGATGTTAAAAATAGTCTTTCAGCTAGTTTGTTTAACCAGTATGCATCTCATACTATGAAAACCGATAGCCAAGGTGTCACCAATCACACTCAATTTTTCAGGAACAAATGGAAAACGATTTATTAAAAAGACTCATAGCAATTATCGCAAGATTTGATCAAGGACTAACTGACGCAAAAGGTGGTGAGGGGATAGATAAGCCAGCAATCAGAGAAGCTAAACTAATCTTGAGTTCTGACGATAATACTTCATTTGTATATGATCTAAATCACAATGCCGCGGCAGAGATTGTTGGCAAGTTTTCTCTTTTTAAAAAAGGAGAAGACGATACTGTTATTCCAATTCCCATTACAAGTATTATTCAAGACGGGAAGATTGAAGGTATAGATACCAGGGATATTTTACTAAATTAAATAAAGGATATTATGACATTAAAAATTGATTTCGGTGAAAGTGATTTTGCTCCAGTAGAAACCCCAAAAGCAGTTGGTGGTACTGAACTTATGCAGAAGTGGTTATTTTCTCGTATTGACCCAGAGCTAAAGAATTACTTTCAGTGGGTCGCTTCTCGTAAAAGAAAATTAGAAGATAAGCCAAGATTATTTTGGGCTCATGATCTAGCCCAAGATCCAGAAGTTGCATTTCTTAAAGAACATAAGAATATGTTAGACTTTGAAAAGGTAATATTTGTCAGTAATTGGCAACAGTATCAGTATGGAGTTTATCTTGGTCTTCCTTATGACCACGGGGTTGTTATTCAGCACGCCATAGAACCGATTCCAGAACACGAAAAACCCAAAGACAAAATCTCATGTATCTATATGAGTACACCTCATCGTGGGTTGGAAGTTTTACTTGGTGCTTGGAAACATCTCAAAGAACATAACAAATCTGAAGAGGTTCAATCAGCAGAACTGAACATCTTTTCTAGTTTTAAAATATATGATCGTGCACACATGGATGAACAATATCGCCATGTATATAAACATGCTCAAGAGTTAGATGGTGTCAATTATCATGGTACAGTATCTAATGATAAGATTAGAGAAGAACTCACCAAAAATCATATCATGGCTTATCCATCAGTTTATATGGAAACCTCATGTATTTCAGCAATTGAAGCTATGAGTGCAAAGTGTATGGTGGTATGTCCTAATCTTGGGGCCCTCCCAGAAACTTGCTCAAACTTTGCTTGGATGTATGGATATGAACCGAATCCTGAAAAACATATTGCGGTTCATTCGCATATTCTTGGAAAGGCTATTGAGTCTTATAGAAAAGATGAAACAGAAATTTTGTTGAATTTACAGAAAACATATTTTGACACTTTTTATAATTGGGATATGCGAATGAATCAGTGGAATCAATTTCTTGAGTCAATTAAAATGAGAATAGAGATGGAGAAAAATGATACTACTTGATTATAGTCAAACTGTGATTGGTTCTTTCATGGCCATGGGTAGAGGTAAACCCGCTGTAGAAGAAGACTTATTAAGACACACCATCCTCAATTCAATCAGAATGTTTCGTAATCAATTTGCAAAAGAGTATGGAGATATGGTTATTTGTTGTGATGGTAAGAATAATTGGAGAAAAAAAGTATTTCCAGAGTACAAAGCAAATCGTAGGAAGAATAGAGATAATGATACTACGGATTGGCCAACTCTATTTGAACTATTACATGAAATGAGAGAAGACCTCGCTAAATATTTTCCATATAAGGTCATGCACGTAGATAGTGCGGAGGCTGATGACATTATTGGAGTTCTTATTGAACATTGTGAAGAAAATCCTACTCTGATACTTTCTAGCGATAAAGACTTTATTCAGTTACAAAAGTATCAAGGAGTGAGACAGTGGTCACCACTTCAGAAAAAGTTTATAGTGGGCGACCCTACAGAATCTTTGTATGATAAGACCATTCGGGGTGATACTGGTGATGGTGTTCCCAACATTCTTTCCTCTGATGATACACTTATAACTGAAGGAAAACGCCAAACTCCTGTAACCAAGAAGAAAATGGAACTATGGAGGGGTAAAAAACCAGAAGATTTTTGTAATGAAGCTATGCTTAGAAACTATCATAGAAACAAGACAATGGTTGATTTGGGTGAAACTCCAAACTCAATTCGTATAAATATAGTAAATCAATATGACAATCAAGAAGCTGGTGATAGAAGTCAGCTCTGGAATTATTTTGTCAATAATAGATTAAAAAACCTTATGGAAGTAATTGATGAGTTTTAATTATGACAACAAGTTTACCAAGAATTTTTAGTGAGATTGCAGCAGCACGCACTAAAAACAAAAAAAAAGAATTATTATTAAAATATGATTGTTTTGCAGTTCGACAGATTTTAAAAGCAGCATTCGATCCAAATATAAAATTTCTCTTACCACCGGGTGCACCTCCCATAATAAAATTTCAAGGAGATACAAACGAACCAAATCCAACATATCTATATTTTCATATTAGAAAGTTGTATTTGTTTGTCGAAGGTCAATCACCAAAAAACTTGACTGACATGAAAAGAGAAACATTATTTACAGACATTTTAGAAGGTATACATCCTTCTGAAGTAGAACTTCTTCTGCAAGTGAAGGATAAAAACCTAAAATGTAGAGGATTAACTTTTAATCTAATAAAAGAAACTTTTCCTAATTTATTACCATGATTATAAAAAGTTTAGAAGAGAGAATAGTCAATTTAACCAAGGTTACTACAGACAGGGTTGAAACAACTGTAGAAGCCGAACTACGGCAATTGGAAATGAGGGGAGGAATACCGATACAAGTTTCGGTTGTTCTTGCTAAGGAAGATAATTTTCAATTTACTATGGATTGGGATGCTACCATGTCTAAATTTTCCACTACACTAAATGGAATAACATGGTACAGTGATTTTGATTACTCCTTATATTCCCCCAAATTGTGGGAAACTGGTAATATTGCCAGAGCTTCCCGTCGTGGCCGTAACTCTCCTATTTAAGTTTAAGTGTGTGGCTATCATACTTAAATCAACATCATCTAAAGAGGGATATGAAAATATTCATTACATTTGTGGGGATTTTTACGCTATGGTCATCATTACTAAATTCTGGTACCACAACCAAACTTTGGGTTCCACCAATTACTGAACAACAGGCAACAACAATTTCATCATCGACAAAAACTATAGATGAAAATACAACAGTTGTAAACGTGGTGAATTCAGAAGAATTAGAATGTATGTCAAAAAATATATATTTCGAAGCAGCAATAGAATCTACTGCTGGAAAAATAGCAGTAGCACAAGTCACTATGAACCGTGTGAAGTCAGTACGATTTCCAAATACCATATGTAAAGTTGTTACACAAGGAGAACATTACAAATCTGGATTGCCAGTAAAAAATCGATGCCAATTTAGTTGGTATTGTGATGGTAAACAGGATGTACCATATATTGGTTTAATGTGGAAGGAATCGTGCAAGATTGCTAAGTATGTTTTGACAACTCCTAACTTAAAAGACATAACAGATGGAGCAACACATTATCATGCGGATTATATTAAATCTCCGCGATGGGCAGACCCAAGACGCAAAACAGTAAAGATTGATACACATATTTTTTATAATAAAGCCAGAAGGGCCAAAAAAAGAACTTGACGGGTTCTTAATCTAATATAGATAAAGAACAAAAAAATGAAAATATTTAACTCTTTAAATAAAAGGAAAGCAGATGCCGACATATGATTATAGATGTGAGAAATGTGGAAATGAATTTGAAGATTTTTATTCCATTGCTAACAGAGCTGAACCCACCAAATCTCCCTGTGAGAAAAATATAGGTGTGGATGAGTCGGTTTTGTGTGGTGGAAAAATTGACCAAGTGCCGGGTAAAACCCCTGCCGCGTTTGCGTATGATAATATAGCATCGCCGGGGCATCCCAAAAAGCCACCAAGTTGGATGACAGATAAATTGCGTGAAATTAAAAAACAACAACCTAAAAGCACCATGAGTTGGTCACATTGATATGAAAAATATATTATGAAAAAGTTTAATCATGTTGGAAATACATTAACTGAACTACAAACAGAGAATATAGATGGCCGTAGATTTTATAAGACACCCAATGGTAACTATCAATCCATTACAACACTATTATCAAATCTGTCCAAAGCTGGTATTCAAGCTTGGCGTGCAAGGGTTGGAAAAGAAGAGGCGAATCGAATCTCCACAAAAGCCTCAAGACAGGGTACGGCCGTACATAGTATCTGTGAGTCCTATATCAAAAATGAAGAAGGTTTCCTAACAGAGTCGATGCCACATTTGGTTGAGATGTTTGAATCTATACAACCACTGTTAGATAGAATAGACAATATACATGTAACAGAAGGTGCATTGTATTCTGATGAACTTGAACTAGCTGGTAGAACTGATTTGATTGCAGAATTTGACGGACAGTTGGCTGTCATAGATTATAAAACTTCAAGGAGAATCAAAACTTGGGAGCAATGTGCGTCATATTTTATGCAAGGTGCTTTCTACGCTCATGCTTATGAAGAGCGGACTGGAATTCCAATAAACAACATTGTAATTATCATGGCAGTAGAAAACGAAAAACCATTGTTGTTTAGAGAAACCAGAGAGCGATGGATAAATCCTCTAAGAGAAGTTATTACTAAATATCAGTTTTGAAATGGTAGATAAGAACCGTGGCTCCTACAAGAGTAATAAATATAAATATATATAATGAATTTTGTTTGTTGACCTGAGAAGATATCTAAGTAAGACGCTGGTTCGACTCCAGCTGGCTCCACCAAGGGCACATATGTTAGAGAAACAGAAAATTGCTATCATCATTTTGGCGAGTAAAATATTCGTGGTGATACTTTTTGTTACATCTTATATGTGTTCCGTTGTTGGGGCCATCGGGTATTCGATTGCTAGAGAAAATATCAGAGAGAACAAGACGGGTGATGACCAACATCACATAACTTAATCGCAAATAATGACGATTATACTGCCTACTCTTTTGCACTTGCTGCGTAAGAAGAAGCCGAGTTAGAACTGTGGTTCTGGCCAGTCACTTGTGAACAGAAGAACTGGCCTCTTTACACCTAGAAAGGAAATATGGCAGGAGGACATCAAAATGAATCAACTTCAAATAATAGAACAAAAGTTTCTAGGAGTAGGTTTGAACAGGATGTAGTACGACTTGATGCTACGCCGTGGTATTTGATTCCAGAAAGACACGAAAAAGAAACAGGAGATGCCTTTAAATATTTCAATGTACCTTATGGTGCGGGGGTGTGTAAAGTTTCATGGCCATCTGGGCCCAAAGAACAATTAGAATTTGAATGGAGATAATTTGTGGCTAAATATATAAATGAAGAACCTTGTGAATTTATTTACAATGTAACTGCTATAGAAAAGATTGTCGATGGTGATACTCTTGATGCAGTAATAGACTTGGGGTTTGATGTCAGGTATTGTGGAAGAGTTCGATTACTTGGAATTGACACACCAGAATCCAGAACAAGACATAAGAACGAAAAAATCTATGGTAAATTGTCTAAAGAAGCACTTAAGTCGTGGGTGCATTGGGCAATAATGTCAGATAGAGATGATATTGAAATTCAAGTTCGATGTCCAGAAGCAGACAGCCGAGGAAAGTTCGGTAGAATTCTTGGCGAGATTTGGATTAATTGTACTGAAGATGGACATGAGTTTGGTGGATGGACCAATGTAAATAAATGGATGTGTGAGAACGGGTTTGCTGTTGGTTATACTGGACAGAATAAAGATGATGTCAAAGATGAACATTGGAAGAATAGATTATATTTAGAAGAGCATGGCGTTCATAACTTGTTACAATGGGATGAGAACTGATGGCAAAGATACAAATACATAAACCAAAAATACAAATACCAAAAAATATAAAAAGTGTCAAAAAGACAAGACATAATGATGATAAAGTGAACACCGCTATTGAAATGATAAACGCTTCAGAAGAAGCATTGTGGGGAAAAGATCCTGTGGAAGCTCTAAAGTTTGAACGAATAGAAATGAGAAAGAAAATGAATTGGGTTGCAAGATTCTCTCTCTCTTTAATTGCAATGGGAACATTTTTAATTCTGTTATATTTGTTATTTTTTTCAGACCTCAAAGATGGACATCGTGACCTAATTAATATTTTGGTTGGAGCTTATGTTGGTGTACTAGCTAAATCAACCGATTACTGGTTTAAAGATAAAGATGATGCTGAAGATAAAGAATCTCAGCAACTTCATGAAAAGTCCTTAACATCAACAACACCTGGAGATAAAGAAAATGGCTGACTTTAATGATTTCGGTTTTAGTACAGTCAGTGAAGACGAGTACAAAGCTCAACAAACTGTTGTGGTTAATACAGCAAAGGAAGTAGCTTCTACTGCCACTGCTAGTATGAAACCTGAGTTAGAAAAAATAGAATCTAAGATTGCTGGTCTTACTGATAGTATGAGGGTTCTGAGCGATGAAATGTCAGATAGAAAAGAAGAGCTCAACGATAAGTGGGGTGCTAGAATGAATCAAGTAGAAGAATTGATTCTTCCACTTCTCAAAAATCTTGCCAAAGATGGTGACAAAAGAGAATGGATTAAATGGCCTGGTAGGACTGACATCCTTAACAAACAGATTGATGCAATCACAGCAGTTACGCGCGGGGATTTTTGACAACCCCCCATGTATCAAAAGATTATCAAAATAAACAACGAGTATAGAATATTATTCATAAGGAACCCAGATGGCAGATAAGTCTATTACAAAATTAGATTCACTGATTACACCAGCTTCTGAAGATTTAGCAATCATAGTTACTGATGCGTCAACCGCACCAGCTAATAAAAAAACAACTTTAGCAACCTTCTTCAATAAGATTCCTACATGGTTGGGATTTTCTACAACTCCGGTTGTTTACACTTCTGGTGAAATAGATATTACCACACCAGTATCATTT